GCTTAGAAGAATTTTAAGGCGCGCGTCAAGGAGAGGGGGGCGGTGATTTATTAGAAAGACGATTTTTTTAAATGCTTTATTTTATTAATAGTTGTTGGATTCTTAAAGTCACGATTTTTTAGAATTTTCGGAAAAGCGGAGAAAAAAGAGGTGAACGGATTGCACGATTATTTAGAATAGTGTGAAATTTGGCTGTTTTAAGGCGATGTGTTTTCGGAATATATCCCTAAATTTTTACCCTATAATTTTTCAAAAGTGAAGTATTTTTCACAAAAAAAAGAAGTAAAATATAATAGCCCATTGAAACCACCACCAAAACATATCGCTATTTTCCGAATTATAAGGTTTTCTCATAATGTTTAATTTTATTCAAAATACGCTACTGTTGTAGTTCTGCATCCGCCGAAGTGGTATGGTGGGAACTCCATACCAGATGGTAAATCAGCCTCAGATTTACCCGAAATTTCAGCAGGGGTGCGCCACGGCGCGACATCTTTTATACTTTGAGGGTCATCCATCCCCAAAATAGAATCTCGTAAATCTATGGCATTTTGGATTTCAAATACTTTCCCATTCATTTCAAGACAGATTTCCGAAGTCCTGTCATCAACCACTGCCACAATCTCGTATTTAATTACACCGGCTTTTTCGTAACCGTTTATATGCCCGATTTCCCGGGTCCTATTTAAAGTGTGATTGGCGAGACCTTCGAAATAAGTAGAACCTTTATCGGTAAATTTACCGAACTTCGATTGGAAGTCTGCCGTTACTTCCTCGAGTGTTTTACCTCCTGAAAAATATCCACGAATGATTTCGCCAATATCACCTTTTAATTGGTCAGAATAGTAATTGCCTATGTAAAATAAATTATGTTTACCGAGTATAGCTGCAGCTTCTTGGTCTGTTACATCAAACCCAAGTTTCATTTTAACTGCTTTTGAAACTTCTTTTAAACCGAGTTTAACAGCCTTTTGATTTAACTCCATTACAGAGGATTCCACAGTACTTGCTAAATCCATACCGAGCGTTTCCTGAAGTATAGAATCAATCTCTTTAATATCAGTCTCGTTAAAATTTACTTCACCCTTACCGGTAATATATTCTATTGCTTTATTCACACCGTTTCTTGCGGCATCAGTCCACGAATTAACAAGAACGTTTGTCAGTTCTCTTAAAACTTTATTATAAGTAATCGTATCCTTTTCAACAATAACAGCATTCAAATCAGTAAGGGATTTTTCAAGCTGCCGAAGTTTTACGTTCAAATAATATGTGTCAGTAAGATTACACATTCATATTATTGATTTTAGATTTTATCAACTTCACCTGTTTAGTCAGGTTATTCACATCCTCTATAATCGGTTCGAGCCCGAGCATTGCACGTCCTTCATTTTGTTCTCTTAATCCTGCACTGGTAGTGTTGATAGCTACATCCGCAATATCTTTCATTTTTTCAAAACTGAGTTCTCTGAATTTTAAATAGAAATTTACAATACCGAGTTTATCCCTGAATAATCTATTCAGTTTTCTTTCGAGTAAACTTTTCTGCGGAATAACTATTGTTGTATTAAACACTTTGAATAAATCATAGTTCTCTGATGTAGAGCCAAGCTTACCGGGTGAACTGATTCCAATCAGAGACGGCGGCACTCCGTTTGCTATAATCACAGCATCATTACAGCTTCTCTCTGCCACTCCGAAACTCGCTTCTTTTACTTCCGTGCCAACAGGCTCAACTCTTATTTTTATATTCGGGTCATCGGAATTCAACAGTAAAACTTTGTTTGCATTCTCGACACCTTTATAATTTACTGATAAAAATTTCTGAATAGATTCTATGGTATCACTGGAGAGCTCTCCGCCTTCCACTACGATAGCAAAGCTTATGAATAAATCATTTGTAAAACGTTTTATATTAAATTCATCTATCGACTTTGCAAGTGCAAGTTTGGGAGTTGCCGAATACCATTCAGAGGAGCCGTAAAATTTACTAAACTGATTCGGGTTTTTATGCCATAGAATTTCTCCCAATCCGTTTGGATTTTCCGAACCGATTAATTTAAACTCTTTAGCCTGACCGTTGCTCAACAACTGCAGTATTGTTATTGCATCAACGAATTTCTTAAACCTTTTATCATATCTGAGCCGTGCCCGGTATGCAAGGAAATTGTACAGCTCGGAAAGTTCACCTTTTTTATCTAAAACAATTTCATAAAAAGAGTTACCGAATACGTCCCTGTCGATTTCACCGGCTTTTAATACTTCCTCAAACGATTCTCCGACATCATTAATTTCATTTGTCAGTTTATCGTACAGCTTTTTATATTCAGCATTTTTCGTATAATCTTTTTGTGCGGAATCGAAAGGAAATATATCCCATCCGGCACCGACAATGCACGCCGCTTTAAAATTAATAGCCCGCATGTGATATGGATTTTGCTCATAGTTTAATTTTGCAAACTCCGGAGAGATATACGGTTTAAGAAAATTAACAGTGTATGTTTCTTCTATAATTTGTGATGAACTCTTACTTATCCTTCCGCGCTTTATTTTCGCCGATGTATCTTCGGCAGCTGCAGGAGAAAAAGCAACACTGACGGTTTTTATAAATACCTTGCCCGGAGTCTTCTTTACCGGAAAAGTAGTTTCATTAATATTTCGATTCCGATTTTTCATATTAATTAAGATTATAGTTTGCTGTCAGTACTTCGATTTTCTTTTTACTTGTACTGGACATCGGGATTGTCATTTCAATATTTATTTTATCCCATTTGTTTTTCTTTGAAAATTTATCCAGGTGCTCAGAAGGATAGGAGGACATCAGAAATTTACCTTTTATGCCGGATATTGTTTCGAGTAATTTTATATAATCATTTTCAGTGTAAAATGAATAATGTCCCATATCCGAATTATAATACGGAGGATCAAGATAAAATAATGTATCCTCTGTGTCGCGGCTTTCGATAACTCTTATTGCATCGTTTTGTTCAATCTGCACGCACTCCAACCGCTTGGCGTAATCTTCGGTAAAGCCGTTTCTTTTATTCATCGTTTTCTTTTCCGATGAGGATTTCTTTTTGCCGTAGCCAAAGCCCGCGCCAATGCTGCACCCAAAACTCATATTAGTCTGCACCCAAAAAGCCCATGCGATTTTTAACTTCGAAAAAAGGTACTGATTCTTTAATACATAATCAGCTTCTCTGTGAATTTCCCTGCTGTGGGGAGTCTGCAGTATTAGCATTTTCAGTGCATCAAAGTCAGTTTTACAGACCTTGAAAAAACTTACAACTCTGCCGTCAATATCATTTATCACTTCAACTGCAGAAGGTTCTTTTGCAAAGAATATTGCACCGCCACCGACGAACGGTTCACAATACAGTTTATGCTCAGGCAACAATTTTAAAATTTTAGTTGCAAGCATTTGTTTACCTCCATAATAACTAATTGGTGTTTTCATGTTTTCTCCTATGCTCCGGTGAGAACTCTACTTCTCACATATTTTTTCTTTTTACAAATATACTTGTCGGCAAGACTCTTCGCGCCCTCGAGTGCATCGGGACCGTCTTTATCACCATCGGGAAAATCAAGAAATTGCTCGATTAATAATCTTACCCCTACGTGATTTCTACGGAATTTTATAAAGCCTCGCTCAATCGGTGAACTTAAAGAACTTATTCTGACCTCCTTATTTTTAAATGCAGTAACTAATTTTAAATTTTTTCTGTTGCCTTTTGATTCTTCAATCATTTCCCAATCTTCTTTCAAAGTAAATTGAAATCCGTTCCCTTCGATGCCATCAACAAAACTTTTCCATGTTTCAGATAATTCATAATGTTTTAAAAGAGTAATCCACTTAGAAGCCTTCTGTATAAAAGCATCGACAACATAATATATTGCTGTATCTTTATCGACCGCCAAAACTATTATTGCTTTGTAACAATGCTCTTCACCTTTCTGTGCCGATGGGTCTTGATATGTAACTACCGGTAGCCCGGCATTAATTATTTCCTCTATATCGAAATACTGAAACCACTCATCCTGAAACGTTGCTTCTTCATCTTCCGGCTTTTGCATTCGCTCGCTGCGGAATGTAGCCGGGTCTTCATATTTTTCTTTTAAAAGCATTTTCAATGGGAGTCTCTCTTCCCATATACTGACCAAGTCACAGCCGTCATCACCTATTATAAGTTCCGGTTTAACTTCCACTTTTTTGAAATAATTTTTATTTGCAAGCGGATGAGTTTTTGGTATTAGCGCAGGGAATCCGTATCTATTCCAGTGTTTATAATCTTCCGAAGTCAACAGCTGGTGCATAATAGTTTTTTTACTGAAGTAATTACCTTCGAAAAACAACTGCCACTTTTTAGAAGCAACACCTTTCATAACGTCACGTTTAATGAATTTTAAACGCCTGTTAATAATACTTTTTTTCTTGGAAGAGTTTACATTTTCAAAATCAACAATGAAGACCCTGTCATATCTATTCCCTGCATACTTCTTTCCCTTCATTCCGGATAGCGGTCCTGCCGATAAAAACCTTTTACCTGTTTTCAAAATGAAGTCATCGAGCCCCCAATAGTTCGAGCGTAAATCTCCGAAGTCTTCAAGTATTCTTTGATTAGCTTCCAGTTCAGCTTTTATCGGAAATAAATATTCAGCCATTGCAGTTTCTTTCGTATCGGCAATGAATACAGTAAATTTATTTACCCTGAATAAGGTCTTATGCATTTCGTCGAGAAAATCGAGTATGGTGGATTTGGCAAGTTCACGGGAACCGTAAATTACATTTGGGGTATTATAAATATCTCCAATAGCAAAAAGCTTGGCGTGTACAGGTGCAAACGGCTCTGTGCAATAATGAGGGAAGTATGTTTGTGCAAAATAAAACTTATCCTTTTCGGCACGCTCTATTCTTGCCTGTTTATCATCAGGTGATTCATCGTTGAATGCAGTGACAGCCTCCCGAATTCGGGCTCTCAGTTCTTCAAACTCTTTTATGAAATCACGTTCGTTTAACATTATTTGCTTTCCGCTTTTATTTTTGTGTCGTACTCTTTTTCAAGCTGCCGCTCATCCGGATGCCATACAAGCCTTGCAAACTCCGCACCTTTATCATCAAAGTACTTCCAATAAGTTCTTTTACACCCTCCGCACTTTGTAGCCTTAGCGCCATCTAATATCAGTGGTTTTCCACATAAGCAATCAAACAGTAAAACTTCATTCGGCATCTTTATGAGTTTAAATTTTTAGGAGAATATTTTCCGACTGCATAGCTTTGGAATTCCGAAAGGAATTTATCAAACTTTATTCTGAACTCATCATCATATATTAATTTCGATTCTTTTGTATTGAGAAGCTTACCCATTTCCCCGACTGTGAAAATAATTGAAGAGAGTCTGTCTTTATCCTTCGAAATTGTTTTAATGGATTTAACTATTTTTCCGATTGAATCTGCCATCTGTGCAACTGCCCTTACTCTTTCGTTAATCGGAATATCCTGTGCCTCTACAAGTTTGGGGATTTGCTGAATTAATTTATGCAGCATATCCATAAGAATATCGGGAGTGTTGGTGTACTGGTCAAGCTTCTTATCTCTTATCTCATTCCATTTTTCTTTTTGAATCCAACCGTAAATAGTGGACTGATGGACATCCTTAATAATACTGCAAATATCTGCAACGGATTTGCCGTCGAGATATAATCTTTTAATCTCCGGCTTTAGTGCCTTAATTGTTTTTCCGTTTTTTTCCATTGCTTATAATTCGTTCAATTTGGTATTCACTTAAAAAATATTCTTTAGATAACTTTTCTATCCGTGCCGCATATTTCATTTTCTCAATCTTCTTTAGCTCATCAAACCTTTCACAAATTTTAATATTGCGAACCTTTGTATGGTTAACGATTCCGAGCTCTTCTGCCTGCCTGATTATCTTTACAGTTTTTTTATCCATGCAAAATTATAATTTAAAAAGTTAAGATGTTACGTGCTTTTTATAACGGGTAAATATTAGTATCTGTTATTCAAGAACTGCAGATTTCTTTCTATATCTGTAATTGCACCAAGAATCAGCGCCGTTCTATTATTTATAATATTTTTATCAGATTCAGTTTCATATGATGCAGGTCTGCTATTTGGATCTTCCATTTTCGATATAATATCTTCACGCTTTTTATAGACTGCTTCTCGAAGTTGTTTTAAAAGTTCTTCCATTATTTATTACTCCTTATATGTTCTACAACACCGTACTTATCAGGCTTCCCCCACCTGCGCAATTTATTAATTGCGTGTTTTTTGAAGGCTCGAAATATTAGATTAGTACCTGCCTTATAAGCTAAATGCATCAGCATTAAAAATATATCCGCCAGTTCCATACAATACTTTTCGTGTGACTCATATCTTGCCGCATATTCTAATTCACGTACTTCTTTTTTCATGTGTTTAATAATAGAACTTGGAGTTGAATCAGGAAAAGTTCTCTCTGCCCATCTTCCGACTATGGACTGAAACTGTCCAAAAAGTTTTTTTAATGTGTGTATTTGTACTGTAAACATATTATACCTCCGGCTTTAATTTTGTTACAAAAATTATTTTATTTTTGACTTCGTAATTTTCATTGTCGAAGTCGATGTGCTTATAAGCGGATTTTAAATCGAGTTTAAACTCTGTTTTTTCTTCATCTTTCAAAATGAATTCAACTTCCAGTTCACCAGGAAAGCCATTGGTCGCTTTGCGCAGCTGTCCGAGATTCATATACTTTTTATTTTATCAATTGGCATAGCAGCTTATTTTTATAATTTGTTTAACCCTTTTAAATGATAATAACTCCCATAAATACACAAATTCAGCATCTGCATTTCCAATACCATCACTGTTATCAGGGTCTGGGATATGTACAAAATAATCAAGCATATCTCCGTAATCATCCATACCGGGCAATTGAAATAAATACCCTGTATCAGTAAAATCCCTATCTATCCAAACAATCTCTATTCTATCACCCGGGTTTAGTTCTCTTGTGGGTTTGATTTTAGATTCCCAATTTTTTTGCGATAAGTCTTTTTTCAAAAACTTATTTCTTGTTTTAAATAATTTATTTAAAAATTCGTTATCTAATTCCATATCAATTTCCCTTCACTTTTAATTTCATTAATCCTGTTATCACTGCGGAAGCTTCAGCTATCTTTAAATCGTCCGTGCTGCTTTTATCGCCGGTGGTTCTGAGTATAAATGCATTCAGAGCCGTTGGAGACATACGAAGTTTTTTCTTATAGAACAAAATAAGTTTAAGCTGTTTTTCGGTGCGGTCTCCGTATTGTGCCGGTCTGCTGGCTTTTGCAGATTCCAAAGCCCTGACAACTTTATTATACTCATCGGGAGTTAAATCTTTTAAAGAGGATTTACCAACCCACTCCGGAAGCATCGAGTGCAGCCACTCGTTATCTTTCTTCACTGCTTTTAGCAGTGCAAATATGTGTTTGTAGTTCGGCATAAATTATTCTTTTGTTTTTATTTTTTCTGAATAGAGATAAACTTCCAGACTCCAGTCTTTACGTTTACCCCAATTCTTTTTTAGTTCTTTGTAACATTTTTCAGTATGAAGGTCGAGGCTATCGGTGTTTATATTCCGCCTGCTCAGGTGAAACCTCATAATCTCTTTTACTGCCGCCATAGATGGCATCGGGTATAATTTATTTTCTGTCTTTCGGCTCAATGTAATCCCATTTTAATAATTTGAAAATGTCCTCTTCGCAGGGCACATTAATTTCTTTGCCATCATAAAAGAGTTTTCCTTCATCAACTTTGTATTTGCCGTCAATTTGATATAGTCTTGTAATCCACCGCTTGTTAAAATCTGCACTGCCTGTGCGGATAAGATAAATCAATCCCCAATGCTCAGCATCGGTAATATATAAATCAACCCAACAGGAGCCGGAAGGAAGATCAACATGAAACTTTTTATATAGCCTTCCGT